ATCCTATCTTCTTTACAGAAGGGAGCAAAAGGTTCAAATTTTATTTCTGGTTTAGAAATTTTATTTATTTCTCCACCACCTTCGATTTCAATATCAGGATTAGGATCAACTAGATAAAGATAATAAGCATTAACTAGTTGAAAAGCAACTGGTTTCTCAGTATCATCTTTAGTAGTAACCTCAAATAAATCACAGATAACGTCGTCACCGCTTCTGGTTCTTACGACTCTTACGCTCATAGTTTCTCCTTTGTATTTCGTTAATAGATTCTTTGATTATATCCTTGAGTATACGTGACTCAGGAACATTTTTTTCTTCGGCAATAGGTCTGACATAGCGTAATAGTTCTTCAGTATAACTTGAAGGTACATCAACTGTCAAGAGGTCAGATTCACCACCATGATTATTTGGTTTCAAATTTAAATAGACATTCATTTAAGTCTCCATATAAAAAGAGACCCTTCAGGTCTCTTTTGTTGTACATTATATATGCTGGTAATAGTCATTAGTTTTCATCATATCAGGTAGTATTTTTTCTACAGCACCATATACTTTATTGCAATGATCCTCAGTCTGTTTGTATAAACCATATCCTTCAAGCTCTTGTCTTGCTATATCTGAATCTAACATGTTCATACCTATAGCAATATGATACCACAATGGATTACCCATAGCATGAAAATTATTACTCTTACCAATAATAAAATCTGTAGTACGAGGCATCCTATACTTCCATATATCTACAAGTCTAGTTAATCTAGGACTCCATCTTTCTGGACTAGAAGATTGTATCCAGAAATCAGTATCCCTCCTACGTGAAATATAATGAAAGACGATAAAGTCTTTTAAATTATCCCACATATATGCCATGTCTTCATTGTATTGATCTTGAATAGACTGAACATTTAAATCTAAAGTTGGTTTAAAATAATTAGATAACCATTGAGCAATCTGCATGACAGTGACATGTATAGAAGTTGCTTCTAATGGTTCAAGGAACCCACTAGCAAGACCTGTAGCAATAACATTCTTACACCATTGTTTTTTTAATCTACCAGAATTAAATTTGATATGATTCAATACATCTACAGGTTTAATCTCTTCATATGCCTTATCTTTATCAACAAACTTACTACTGTATACATATCCACATCCCATTCTAGTTTGTGTTGGAATCTCCCACTTCCAACCATACTTTAAAGCATGGGCATGAGTATATCCTTTAATAGTTTCATCCTTATCATACTCTCTATTATAAACTATTGCACTATCAACTAACAACTCATCTTCATATGATACAAAATTATTAGGTTCTATATTGTCTATTAATATTCTTGAGAAACCAGAACAATCTATAAAAAGATCACCCTTAACAATTCTACCATCATCTAATATCAAATGGTTTATAAAACCCCTGTTATCCTGTGCAAATGCATCTACCTTACCTTCAATATATTTACAGTTAGCAATCTTTTTTAAATATTCTCCTGTCAAATAGGTATCTAAATGGTAAGCAAGGGGTATGCTATCGGGTGAATCATAATTATATACTCCCTCACCATTATGGAAATGAAGTCTATCAGTATCCATTAACCGTGATTGGAATGACTTATTATATTCCATCCCATTAGCTACATGATATATCCTAACATTATCATAGTCTTCACTAGGATAATTAAAATCACTATGATACGAATCCCCTAAAGGAGATAAGAATGATTTACCCACCTCATCCCAGTCACTATGTTTAATACCTATTTTAAAAGTAGACTGTGTCTCTCTTAAAAATTCTTTCTCGTCAGTAATAGTATTAATTAACTCATTAAAAATACCTGTTGTACTTTCACCTACTCCAACGATAGGTACATCTGGTGATGACACAACAATAACTTCTATATCAGTAGTACCTTTAATAAACTGATGAGCAGTAGCCCATCCAGCAGTACCACCACCAACAATAACAATAGTTTTAATCAAATGCGTACCACCCTGTAACAATATATTTGGTTTCAGTCTTACTGACTACTCCTCGATGACAATGAGTCCAAGATGCTGGCCAAATAACACACCGTCCCTCAACTGCATCAGTTATTCTATCATAATTATCAAAATATGTACCACCTCCATCTGTAACTGTATTGAGATATATCATCCAAACTAACATTCTTGCCGAATCTTGTTTACAATCAGACTCACAATGAACTTTATTATACCCTTGTTCTGGATCATACTTTTGAATATTATATCCATTAAAAACAGACCACGAATCCATACAAGAATTAACATGGTGATGTTTCTCCTTATACTTCGCAGTCTGTTCCACCAAAGTTTTATAGATTATATAATCTACTTCATTTCTTTCATTAAAATTACGATATAAATCCCAACTGTCCTTGATAGATTTATCAATCTTATCTCCAGCCATTCCCTGAGTAACGTTGGGATTATTATCAAAGTAGTCTATGATAGTATTACACTGTGTAGGTGTAATACTATTATCATAGATCTCAATAAAGTCAATCACTTATTCTTTCCACAGCAGCACGAGACTTCTCAAGAATGTCACCTCTGAGTGGTACATAACCTAGCACAGATGCCTTCTCTTGATACTCTGTAGAGAGTAACGTTCTAAAGGTATCCTTCACTGCTTCAGTCTTGTTACCATTACCAGTTTCATAAGCAAGTACCCATGTAAGCGTAGCAATGGGGTAAGCACCTTTTGCTGAAGGGTTAGGGTTTGTCCCTGCGAGGTTCTCATCGAGTGTAATACCATTGAGTGCCAGAGCACCCGACTCAACTGATGGTGTAATAAACTCACCATTCTTATTCTCAAGGGCAGCAGCAACAACCTCACCCTTAATGTAGGACTGATTAACATAACCAATAGCACCAATTTGATTTCTAATATTACCAGCAACACCTGCGTTGCCTTTGTTGCCTATGCCCACAGGCCAAGCAACTGATTTACCCACACCCAACTTCCACTTCTTACTGAATGCTTTCATAGAGTTTGTGAAGGCAGCAGTAGTTCCTGAACCATCAGACCTGTATACCCAAGTCATTTTCATATCATCACATCCTACCTGTGACCAGTTGTTGATCTCACCAATAGCAACCTGAACTGCTTGCTCTTGTGTAAGTTTTAGATCACAACCAGGCATATTATAACCAAAGGCAATCGTACCTCCAGTCATAGGTATCTGAACTAATCCTCTTTTTGATCTAGCAATGTCACTTGCTTTCATTGGGTCATCGGATGCTCCGAAGTCCACTGTCTCATCTAGGAATGCTTTTCTACCTGAACCACTACCAACTGCTTGGTAGTTTACTCTGTGTCCTCCTTCTTTTGCGAAGTCGGCAAACCATCTTTGGTATATCTTAGATGGGAATGACGCACCTGCTCCAGAGAGTCTTGTACCTGCTATTGCAGATGGTGCTACTAGAGCAGCTAGTGCTGCTACTGCGATAAGCCTTTTCATTTGGATCCGCTATCGTGGCACTAATATGTATTCAATTTTACCATATCTTAACCTTCTTGTGGAGGTTGTTGAGGTTCTTCTGTTATCCTTCCAAGATATGGATCGTAATCCATCAAACTATTAATATCAAGATCAACTCCATTCTTATTCCAAAAATCCATTATACCATCATAATTACCTTTATGAATTAAATCCACATGCTCTGGATGAATAGAAGATCCCATTGCAAGTTTATATACCCAGAGAGGAATTGCAAATGTATTTCCAGAATTGTATATTAAATCATCAGCAACTGCTCTTGGTTTAGCACCTTGATCAAGTTTATATTTTTGCTCTCCAGTATATCCTCCTCTACAATGAAACTTAATTAACTTCTCTGCATGATGTCTTGTAATCATATATGCAGCAGTAGAGAAATCATTAACAAATCTCTTATGAAGTCTTATATGAAGTGGTCCTGTACAAATAATTGCTAACTGTACTACATCATAATCATAAGGTAATTTAGAATAAAAATCCTTCCACGTAAAATTCCAACGACTTACTGTTTCTAAAGATAAATCATCTTCTGCAATAATTGCACAAGGAGAATCAGACGTATCCATCCAATGTTTAATTGCTTTCAAATGTGATGTAGTACATCCAATCTCACCAGAACTCATATTGTTTGGATACTTACCTTTAAGAATACCACTCAAGTCATCTTCCCTACCATCATAAGCAGAGATACGAGTAGCATCTTCTATCTCCCAATACTTAAGTTGTGCTTGCATATAAGCATCACGTTCTGGTTCACCATCAATATTAATATAATAAAGTGGAGGAAGACCCTTGAGTTTATATGCTGCTTTATTTTTGTCCATGAATCCAATCAATTACATCAATTTCAGGTTTCCATCCAATGACTTCACCTATTTTAGTTATGTCTGCAAGAGTAACACTCATCTCACCATCCCTCTTAGGGATATAAACTTGATCGTCTGAAATAGCATCAGCAATCTCTTTGATGGAATAAGCACTACCAGTACCAACATTAAAAACTTCACCTTCATGTCCTCTAAGAGGCATAAGAGAAGCAAGATAATTTGCTCTTGCTACATCCTCAACATGCACAAAGTCCCTCCTCTGTGACCCGTCACCGACGATTGTAAGGGGTTCACCTGCATCTCTTTGTCTCTGGAAAATTCCTATTACAGGAGCATACTGACCCCTCTGAGGAGATCTATGTCCAAATACATTGAAATAACGAAGAACAACTGTCTCTAATCCATAAAGATCTGTATACATCTTACAGAACTTCTCACCTGAAACTTTAGATGCAGAGTAAGGATTGAGACAATCATCAGGTTGAGTCTCTACATTTGGATATGGATTATTCCCATACCCTGAAGAGGTAGAAGAATAAACAAAACGTTTAACTCCTGCCTCTCTTGCACATTGTAGCATAACAGTTGTTCCTACGCAATTCTTTTCAACTGCTTGTATGGGATTCTCTATAGAAGGTTGAAGTCTAGACTCTGCTGCTAAATGAAAAACATATTCTACATGAGTGAATACATTCTTCATAAACTTATAGTTGGTTATATCACCTGAAACATTAATAGTCTTATCATTCCAATAAAACTTATCATTATTTGCACTCTCATTATCAACACAAACAACTGAGTGTCCATGCTTTAACAAATAATCTACAAGATTGGATCCTATGAATCCTGCTGCTCCTGTTACTAAAGATAATGGATTACTCATCTATATTTCTCCAAATATTTTTGATTAGAATAATACTCTTTTAATTGTTCTTTATTCATATTACAAAGTTTAATCCATTCATATTGGTTGTCCTCCATATGTGGATTACTAAACCAAGAGTTCTCACCTCTTGAATGTTCTAAATGATAAACATAATCATTTATTCTACCAACTTTATATCCCAATGTAGTAAATCTATAATGTCTTTCTTTGTCTTCTGGAGCATATGCTTTAAAGTTTTCATTTTCCATACCACCGTCAATGTAAACTTGTTTCTTAAAGAATTGAGCCCATCCAAAATCTGATGTATGAATATTAGATACACAATCTAAATGATTATAATCACCATTATGTAAAAAATCAGATACAACACCATCAGTTGCTGCTACCTGTTTCTGATACATTCCCTGACCATATGGATACACTACATCATGTACACCATCCATAATAGATTTGTAAGCAGATCTATAAGACTCTATAGGAAGTATAACATCACAATCATAATTAACAACTATATCTGTATCTGATTCCATTATCATTTCATTCAGAACCTTCTGTCTATGAAATAAAGGTTCATCACTCTTCTCAAATATATGATGGAAGTTTTTAAAGATACCACCCTCAACTATATCTTGCAATATAGGAAGAGCATCTCTTTGGAATACTCCTTCAGAATCAACCTCTTTGATTATAATATTAGTATCAAAGTTCTCTACAAGAAATGCTGTAGTTGTAATAACATTCCTCAATCTATCAGGAGACTCTATCCTAATAGGAATAATAAATGTTGCTTGTGATAGATCAATTTTCATCTGGATACTTTTTGGTTCTCATAAATTCAGGATACTTTTTCTTAACATGTTCGAGTTCCTTACTATTCATCATCCACCCACCTTCTGGATGCTCCAACATCATATCATACTTTGAAGTAGAATTGCTACTTATCCTTTCATCATGTTCACGATTTGCAACTAATACATGCGGTATCATTGTTGGCATTCCGTGCTTCCACCTCATTCTATGATAAAAATCTACATCCAATAATAACTTTAATTCAGTATCAAACTCCATCTTACATTCATTTAAAAATGATACAACTGATGGACTACTCAATAAATTTCTACCTATAATAGTTTCCACTGTCCATTCAGGGTACTTAACATCATATAATTCTACACCATCTTTAGTTCCACAGAAACCACTAAAGGCCCACTTACATCCATTCTTATATTCTTTATGAAGTATTTCTAATGCATCATTAGCAACCATAATATCATCAGAAAACATTATCTTAATAATTCTACCAGTACAATTCTCTAATGCAACATTTATATTTTCACATGGAACATCACCTTCATACTTCACATAAGTAAATTCAAAATCATCTGAATACTCTTTACAAGTATCAAGTATTAAATCATTTTTACTCTGATCAGAAATAACAATATCAAAATCCTGAAAGGTCTGTACCTATATAGATTCAAATAATTCTCGTAACCATTTTGGACCATTCTCTCCACGATCATGAGTGGGAATAGCAATAGAAAATTCACTCATTATATTCTTTCCCACCTCTCTGGAACAATATCAGATTCATCAAGATTTGCTGCAGGACCAAACCAAGTCTTAGGAGCAATAACTTTATTAGACTCTGCCAACCATGCTCCCCACCATGAGAATGATGAGTTTGCAATAATATGATACTTACATGTACTCAAAATACACATATCAATAAGATTATCATTTGATTCGGATATCATAAACCTATCACTATCAAATATACTTTGATCTATATTACCTT